AATCCTCGGGTAAATATAAGACACTCCGGGCGTTGTAACGGCAGTTACTTTGAAAGCATAGACAACTGGCACAAATATTCCAACCGTAGTCGCCGCATACGATCCTGTTACATTTGACGTTACGACCTTTGCTGTGCGCGTCACTCCGGTAGACAAGGAAGTCATGTACACATTTGTTGCGGCGTTTTCGTTGTACACATCCGCAATTGCTAGGTAACAATCGCCAACTGCCGGGTAAATGCGTTTTGCGGCCAGAGGATCGACGTTTGTTGCGGTTGATGTTTTTGTAATCTTGACACTGTTGGCTCCGGTTGTCTTTCGCGTGCTGTCCAGCGCTGCCGTTCCGCCTCCGTATGCCATGGTGTTTGTTGCCTCGAAATTCCCATCAGTACCTAATAAGTTATTCCGCAGCAACCAATCATCATCCGGCCACAACTCCCGCACCTTCACCACCTGCGGATCGACTTGCAGAATGAACGCCAGAAACTCAATGATTGTGTCGATGGACCCGTTGGAAAAGTTTCGCAGCACCTTTGACTTGATGAGAACGCGAAAAACCTCGTCAGTGGCCTGCCCGCGCTCCTGCCTCACGTTGCGCCCGTGCCGGTCCAGCACCGCCCCCTCTGCCTTGTCAACGTCCCGCCACTCTTCGATTTTGTCCAGCAGGTCGGTGTTCTCTTGGATGTGTGCGGCGGCAATTTTCAGCAGCTTGCTTACGTTTGAATTTGGATGCTTATTGAAATTGTCGGTCAATCTGTCCCAAAACTTTTGCAGCACATCAGACAATGTTAACCACCACCTTGCCCGGCGCTGTTTGTGCAACTTTCTTCGGATCAATTGATACGTTGGCGGCGGCGTAGTTGGTTCCATCCGTCGAAATCGTCACTGTTGCATCCACGACGCCCGGCGCGGTCAGCTTCGACAGCGCGACAAGGTGGGCTTGGATAACGTCCTCGCCCATTCCGAGGCCGTCATGGAAGTTACCGCTTGCGTCTTGCCCGCCGATGTACTCCACGATTTCCTGTTGAATCAGCGCGGCCCCATTTGCCGGGTACAAGCTATTGGTGCGAATGTCCACCTTCACCCAAACGTCCACCTGTTGAGCGTAACTGAATCCAATTGTCTGATTGTTGCCGCTTGCGTCCTGTACCACGACAACCGTTGATCCGTATGCCCGGATGCCCGCCGCCTTTGCCCGCAGGATCGCTTTGGCAATGTCCGGCGGTTGACCGCCAAGCACGATGGCCTCCACGGAATGAGGCGGCCTTCCGTCTGCGTCCGGCACGTCGCCCTCGTTCTCTACCACGATTGCCGCCCTTACCTCCGGAACATCTTTCAAAATCGTGGCCCGGATGCCGTCGCCTGTCGGCAGTCCATCTTTCGCCCCTTGCTGCAACGCCCTTTTTCGCAATTGCTCGTCGGTTTCGGCGTCTTGCCCGCCTGTTGTCGGCGTTGCATTGGAAACGGATAACACTCCGGCTGCCGGTGTGGTGATCTTGGTGATAGTGTTCGCTGGCACGTTACCCCTCGCCCCGGCTTCTACCGCTTCAATGTCTGCTACCACTACACCGTTGTTGTCGCTGTCTGTGACCGGCGAAACGGTCTTGAACACGATTCCGCCAAGTGTCTCCGCCATGAATCCCGCCGGAACGGTCGTGCCCGGATCAACGGTTATGCTCAATTGCCCCTCCGCCTTACGCTCTTGACGGCGGCGAATGCCGATTTTCGCCACTTCCCGGTCAAGACTTACGCCCTCTGCCGTATCAATGAAACCGGCGTTATACACCGCTTCTGCCTTCTCGTTTTCTTCGGCGCGGGCATAGGCCCATAGCTTAATCAATTTGCCCAGCTTCGACCTGTCAGACAGGTTGACATTGGCCCCGAACTCTTGCCGGGCTTGCTCCTGCATTTCAGCCAAAAATTCCTCGTAGCTTTTCCGCTTAAACCCCTGCGCCGTCAGCACGCTAGAATCCCCCCTCTACCACTTCGCCGTTTCGTTTGACAACCCGGAATGAACCGGACAACTTGCGTTCTTTGCGGTCAAACTCCCATGTGATTTCCTCGACGGATTCCACCCGGTCCTCCTGCAAAACGGCAGCCACCAACCTCTCGGTGATTTCCTCCCGGTTGAACTTTTCGCCCAACACCTCATAACGCGGGAAGCCGTGACCTTCGGGATTGAGAAACCATTCCCCCAGGTTCGTTGTCAGAATGTCGGCCACGCATTGCATTAACTCGTCGTCGCCTTCGACCAACTCAAGGTCATTTTGTCCGTCAAATACCAGGTCGCCGGTTGCGTCCACTTTGAAATCAATCACCACGATTCACTCCCTTGCTTGCCGATGATCCGCACGCCCCGCCCTGCCGGATTGTCGGCCCGGAAAGTAACGCCCATCGGCGCGACGATCTCAACCCCGTTTTGGTTGTCGCTGTACATTTTGATGCCGCCTGCTTCCGTCAAAACGATCCGGTCCTTCATGTCCTTGGATGCAATCAGCAAATCTCCCGGATTGATCGGCGTCACCTTGCCGCTGTCATTCGTGTCAATCGCCTGTTTTGGGAGTGGCCGGGTAAACAGGTTTATCCCGCACACCACAACGGCGTCATTGACGTCCAACATGCGATCCGTTGGTGTGGCGCTGTCACCATGCAGGATGCCGTCAATGTCCCGCATACAGAAGGAAACCAACACATAATCCCCGCGCTTATACGGCGTCCGAATGATGTACCTGCCCGTTTGAAAATCGGCCACCGGAACGGCTGTAATCAGGTCGCCGTCCGGCAGCAGTTTCACGTCGGCCATCAGTTTTTCCGCGTCGTATGTCTCGATCTGACCGATTGCGGACGTGTGTATCCCGGAAATCAAGCTATTCGCAAAATCATCGAAAAACTTTTCTGGCTCACTCATACCGGGTACACCTCCATTTCCGTGTAGAATGATGTGCCGTCGTGTCGGCCTTTCTCGACCCGGAAAAGACCGTTTGCCGTCTTACTTTTGATCTGCACGATGGCATCCGTCGTGATCCGGTGATTGAGCAGCGAAACAACTTTCCAGCCTTGGCGCGTCACCTTTTTGTCCTTTGCGTCGGGAATCTTAATGGTTTCCGTTGTCTCAATCGGCGTCGGGCTTCCGATCAAACCGCGGTCCTTGTCGATCACAATGCCGATAGGCTGGCCCTCGTTTTTGGGCCGAATAAAGATTTTTCCCCGCGTGACGTGCGCTTTGGCTCCGCACTCGGCGGCCACCTGTGCAATCGCCCGTGAGAGAGGCGCGTTGATCGTTTTCCCGCCAAGATATTTCCGGTCGTTCGGCAGGTTGAATGCCCCAATGTGCAGGCCGCATTGCGCCAATAAATCTGTCAGGATGGCTTTTCCTGTGATACCGGGCTTGTACGTCTTTTTGATGTGCAGTCTCAACCATTGCCCGTTGCCGTCCACCGCTTGGATTTTCGTCACCTTGTCAACGCCCTGCCATTCCGTTTTCGGCTTTTCCACGAAACCGAGAAACAACGCCCCCACGTCGCCTTGATACCCGGCATTCAGCACAATTGGCGTATCCTTCTTGATGGCAAGAATGGATTGGTCGGATAGGTTGTAGACGGTGATCGTTGCCACGTTCGGCTCCTTTCCATCGTCAAAAGGTATGTCAAACTGGATGGTCGGCCCGTCTTTCCCCAATCCGCTCTCGAATCTCTTGTTGCCTGCAATCAATTCGATCTGCCGACCGTACAATGCCCCGATCATGCGGATTCACTTCCCGGCGGCTCCACCATCAGGAAAACGGTTGTGCCCAATTCATCCCATCCGACACGCGACGCCTGGCCGCTCAAATCCTTTGGAATCAGTTGCAATTTCGGCAGCCGGGAATCTGTCAGGGAAGAAAACAACGCCCTGCCAATGACCATTTTTTCGCCGTACACAAGCACGTTCCCGTCCCGCTCAATATCAACGGTGAAGAAATCGAAATCGTGGTTGTAGTGAAATTCCAGCGTGAAAATTTCTCCGGCCAAGTCGATCTCAAAACGGTACGGGATTTCCTCCACGTCGATCTCTATGTACTCCACGCCCGCCACCTCACTCTAACCCTTTATTTCGCAGGAATGCCGCTCGACGCTCCATTGGAGAAGGCGGCCCTTTCTTTGTCTGCTGCCGCCCTTTGTTTGTCACCGGCTTGGATCGCACGCGCTGCGGCAACGCCATACCCTTTACCGGCGACGACTGCGTAAGCCGCACGCGAACCAACGTCATTGAAAACTGAAATCCGTTGGCGACTTCTTTGCCATGCTCTGTGCCAAAACTCTCAATGACCAGGTTGTCGTATCGCACGCGATTGGTGTATGTGAGCAGTTGTCCCTTTTTTTGCATATCTTCCAGCTTTGTCAGTCTGCTTGCGGCATCCGGCCCGGTGACAACGCCGCTAATGCTCAACACTAGCGGCTTTCTCTCCACATGATCCGCGACGCTGTTTCCGTCCTCAATCGGATGCTGCGAAACGGTTGTCTGTCGGTCCGGTTTGTCTGCGTAGACGACGTTCAACAAAACCCCGCCCAATAATGCCACGCCTGCACCCCCTAGCTGCCGAACTTGACGGCCAAATTCTCGAACAGGGCCGCCAATTCTCGCTTGGTAATCTCAACGATTTTGTTTTCGTCCAACGGCTGGCCGCCCGCTCCGTTGTGAATGTGAATGGCAATGCTTGGCGCAACCGTCGTGACATTGCTTGTCTTGCTCGGCGCGGCTGCGGCCCTCAGGTCAACTGTCGGCTTCCCGGCATTTTCCCCCAGCACGCCCGCCTGCCGCAATGCGTTGGATTGCCTCGCGGTCAGGACGCTTTCCCCTTTGTGCAACTCCGCGATATATCCGTCCTTTTTGACCTCGGCCAGCCCGCTTGCGTGTGATCCATCCGGCTGAATCAACCCGTTTCCGCCCATCCACTTCGGCAGGCCGAAACTCGGCATTTTGAATGACATGATCGATTCCTTGAATGCGTTCCACTTGTCGGCAAGACGACCAAAGAAGTCAAATACCGGTTGCAGTTTGTCCATCACTGCGTCCTTGATCGCGGCGAATTTCTCCTTCAACGCGCCCCACAACTCGATTGCCTTGGCCTTGACGGTATCCCAATTGCGGTACAGAAGGACACCGGCAGCAACGACGACGGCAATGCCTGCCGCAACCCACGTGAGAGGATTGGCCCACATTGCGCCGTTCAACGCCAACTGCGCCAGCGTGACGGCCACTGTGCCCGCTCTCCACGCCTTTAACAACGTGGCAATAGTTGTAACGACCTGCAACCCCTTGATTGCCACCACGAACGCACCGACGGCAGCACCCGCAGCAAGAACGGTATCCTTGACTGCGCCCCAATTGTCGATGATGAAGCCCGTTGTCGCTTTGAATCCGTCCAGCACCACCGTTCCGATTGGTGCCAATTCCTTAATCAACATGCCCGCAATCGTCGCCAGATTCGCCAGCACATCCATGAACACCGGACCGTTGGCCTTTGCATACTCGATGAAGCTTTGGAACGACTTGTTTTTGCCAAGGCCGTCGGTCCACTTCTTAAACCCCTCGCTCATGCCCAGGAAGCCTTTTTCCACGTCGTCCATGATCGGATCGAACGCACGCAGCAGGTTGAGAAATCCGGATCCAAAGTTGCCGAATGTGGCCATCAGGTTTTTTAAGCTGTCCACCGCGTTTGCTTCCAGCCATTTGAAGAACTTGAACGCGCCATACCCCTCCATTTTTTCGCTGAAGCTGCGGGCCAGATTCCCGAATAAATCAGCAACGCCGGAAATGGTCGGTTCCAGCTTGGTCAGGAGTGTTTGCACGCCTTTCAGCCCGTAGGTGAACATTTTGAATACCGGCTTCTCGAAACCTTTGACGAACCCGCGCCAGAAGTCCTTGAACGATTGCAGACTTTGCAGCGCGGCCCTCTGTTCCTCGCTGATGCCTGCATACACGCCAGCCAATTCTTTCAGCGCGGCGGCCCGCTCCTTCGACGTCTTTGCGTTGGCCGCCTTTTCTTCCAGCTTTTCGATCTCCTTGGCCGTTTCAAACACTTGGGACAACGCGCCAATGGCCACCGCGCCGAACGCAGCAGCACCCGCCCCTGCTGCAAGGAACGATGCACCCAGCGCTCCGATTGCGGCCAACGTCGGTCCAGAGGCGGCGACTGTCATGGCCAGCAGGCTCGTTATGGCAACGCCGAACGCCGTCGCTTTTACCGTTGCCCATCCAAACTTGTCGCCCAGCCTATCTACGGTCGCGCTTGCAATGAGTGATTCGCGTTGAATGTCATGCAAGGCCGTTTCCGCAACTTCCCCCAGCGTGGCAAACTCACCGGCAGCCTCGATGATCTCATGGCCCATGCCAGAAAGCGAATCCTCAATCTCGTCAATGAGCGAATCCACGCGGGCCAGCGTCTTTAGGTCAACGTCCCCAAAATCAATCTTGACGATCAAATCGCGCAATGTCTCCAAGTCCTCACCCCCTTACTTTGGTTTGTAGACCGGCTCTTGCCGGTGACTATCTACAAGCATGATCCGCGCCAGCGTTTCCAAAATGTCGTCCGGTGGCCATTCCTTTACGTCATGGGGATTGATTCCCGGAAACTCCTGCGCTATCACGTATGCCCACCACCAACGGTTAGCATTAAGAATGTGGGCCTTACCCACATCATAGATGCTTGCAAGGCCCAGCAATTCATCATTTGCCGCGTTGAAATCGGTACGCCGCCATCGACAACTCCTCTACCTCGGCGTAGTCCTCGAAATCGTCAATGCTCACCTTCGGATCAACCACAACGTGCTCGAATACAATATCGGTCAGCTTTTCGTTGGTCTTTCCCTTGTCCTCCCACTCGTCCATCAGTTTCAGCCAGGGACGCGGCGCGACTTTTTGCAGCGTGTATTCCACGCCGGAAATCTCACTTTTGAATTTCTTTGTAGGCATGTACGGATTCTTGCGTTGGCTCATTGTTTACCCCTCCAAAATGTCCTGTTTTTTATCGTTGGTCATAGTCCGCCACGAAATATTGCACTTCAACGCCTGTCACTTCCGTACCGCGCTCCAACGGCGGCATTTTGAGTACGCGTGCCTCTGTGCCCCCAACGCGCACTCGCGGATCGTTTTGATCGTCCAGCATGATTGGGAAGGTTTTGCGGGCTTTGTACAACTGCCGGACGTGCGCCAACGCCGGACTGTTGTGCTTGTATGTGACAGTGATCGTGCCGGTTTGGTCAGCACTTTCCGCAAACACCACTTCGCCATCAGCGCCAACGTGCGGCGTCACGCCGTCGTTGTTTTGCTCAGCCCGGATCGGCGAACCGTCCATAAACCCGGTGTGGTGCCTCCCATCAACGATGAGCGACACTTTCTTGAAATCGTAGCTTGTTGATTTTGCCATCTATCTCAGCCCCTCTCTTAGACTTTCAGCACGCCTTGTACTTCTACCTGATGAATGGCCCCGGCAATCGTTGCGGACCATTCCACGTCCGGGAGAAGCCTGTTGGCGCGGTCATTCGTCGAAACCTCAGCGCGCGTCGGCGCGGTTACGGTGTAAAGCGCCTCACCGTTTTCCTCCGCAATCATTCCGTTGTTGTACGCTTCTTTCAACGGTTGATCTACGGCTGCCACCGTCATAGAAATCCCGGCGTTGGTGAATGGCACTTTCGGAACCCGCGTCAGGAGGCCGAACACACTTTCCGCAATGCGTGCTTGCAGGAAATGCGCCGACTGAATCACGTCGATAAACTCCCCGGACGTCGCTTTCGCCGCCGATACGATGTTGACGCCACCCTCGCGGATGTACGTGGCCATGTTTTTCTCGTGGATCGCATCCACGTCCATATCGTGCGTCGCGCCGAAATTCGCCGGTTGCACGCCATTCAGCGTCTTAAACTGGACAGTGTACGATCCGATTTCCAACGGTGCAATGTATCCCACCAACGCTTCCGCCGGGAATTGGTCGTCAGCGTCCGGGTGAACCATGATGAACGTGTTGTCGCTGTTGGGAGAAGTCAGGTCTTTGTTTGACGTAGAAGCGAAATACAGACGGTCATTGGCCGCCGCCCACGCGGATAGCGCAGCGATCTCGTCGTCGCCCTGCTCCGGGGATACCAGGTAATAAAAATCGCTGTGTTCCCGCAGGAGTGTATCCAGCGCCGCTTTCAAGTCGTTCGGATCGCCCGTTGCGCCGTCATAGGCAATGCCGTAAACGGCCACCTTTGCCGGTTTGTTCTCTTGTCCCAGCAACTTCTCAGCCAGTTTGTATTCTCTGGACGCTTGCCCAAAGTCAACTCCGATGGATGCCAGCGCATTATCTCCGGTGTATTCCTTGTACGCCTGCACCTTGGACGTGGCTAGAATCAACGGCGTGCCAAAACCCTGCTGGCTTGCCGGTCGTGTTTCGCGTGTGATTGTCACGTTGACATACCGATTGCCCACGATTCATGCCCCCTTATGGGTAAATTTTGTTGTTGATCTCCACCTTGTCGAAATACCCGACTTCCTCAATGCCCTGCTGCAACGTCTTGTGCGCCCGCAGGATCACGTCAAAGCCGTTTCGCCGCTCGTAGTCGTCAACCACAAGGGCATCCCGGTTCTCCACTTGGCCGAGAGAGACCACGGCAATGCCGGCAGCTTCCAAATCTTCCTGGCCGTAGAAGTCGAACCAATCCCGGATTTTCTGAGCCAGCTCGATCGATTCATCTACGTCCTTGTGATAGGCCGTGATCGAAAGCGTGACTTTGAATGTCTCAGTCTGGCGCAGCAAGTAAGTCTCGGCCGTTTCTACAACGGTGACCTCAGGTTGACCAATGTCTTTTACATAGGGGCTCGTGAATTTGTAAGTGGCGTGAGCCCCTGTCGGCCTTTTCCCGGTCTGATCGGCCTCAATCACGGGCAAGCCGCCAATGTGGGTTTTGAGCGCGGGAATGATCAAGTCTCGAATCTCCGTGATCTTCACTCGCCCACCCCCCTTGCAATGTAGATGAACACGTCCGCATAAGCTGAATAGTCCTTGAAGTTCTGGATGGTGTAGTTGCGGCCGCCGTACTCCATCTTCTGGCCGGCTTTCAGCGGTCGGGTGGTGTATATCTTCCTGTCTGCCTCCGTGTAGGTGCCGTTCGGAACGTAGCGCAGATCATCGTCCGAGAGCGGCAAAATGATCCCCTGGACTGTAACCGGCGTTACCTCACCATCCACCCATTTGCCGTTGTCGGAATAGTGGCCTTCGTCATGCTCATAGATGGTGAACTCCACCTTGAATTCCTCTACGAAATCGACAAACTCAAACTGCTTGGCCATTATTCCACCACCTTATGCCGGATCGAGGTCACGAGTCGTGTTGTATCAATCAAAGGATTAGACGAGCCTTTTGTCAGCGTCGTTGAGTAGTGGTTGGGAGGCGACTTAATACTGCGTAACTTCTTCTGGATCAGCCCGGCAAACTCCAAGCCAATGGCCTCCAAGAATTCGTCAGGTGATACACCAAACCGCAGCACATCATTCATCATTCGTCCGATTTTCCTGGTGATCTTATCCACGTTTTCATCAAACCCGGATCGGAGAAAAGAACGCTCAGGAATGGTCACCTTCGGCACCAACATGAACAGTAACTCCAGCTTCCCTTTTTTCCCCTTCTTCCGGGCAATGTAGCTTACTCCCTCATTCCCTTTGACAATGAACGAATCCGGGAAATCCGATGCCCGCTTGCCCTTTGCCGCCTTGTTGATCGGCACCGTCAGGAACTTTGCCCGCTTCGGCTTGATAGTCATGCCGTACTCATGCACGCGAGCCAGTGTGACAATATTGATTGGTTCCTCGTCCACGTTGGAATCCTCACCGAACACCCCGACCTGTATTTCGCTTTTCTTCAACTCCTGCAAAATCTTGATCAGTCGCGGAATATTGTTGGTACTTCGGAACGTCACGCCCATCAGACAAAACCAACCTTTCGATATGGCTTCCAATAGCGGCGCGCTGCCTTGTAAGTGCCACCCTCAAAGAAGCTTTTGGATATGTCACCAAGAGACTGCGACTGCACGCTCTGGTTTTCCATCATGGCTTTCACCAAGGTCGCCACACCCATCTGGACGGCTACCGGAAGCAGGAGACTTCCAGATTCGTCCAGAAAATCACGGTTGCAGTCCTGTTTTACATGGTCGATTGCCGCAGCCAGAACGGCCTCGTAACGGGCCTGCTGCGGCGTGCCGGTAATATTAATGCCGAGAAGGGTTTCCAGATCGGAAAGTGTCATCTCATCACTTCCCCTTGCCTCTGTCCTTGCTTCTGCCGCCATTTTTCTGCGGTGGTTCTTGATCAGCTACGCCCGTTTCCTCAACATTTTCGTCAGCAGTCTCATCAACGTTTTTACTTGGACCAACTGGATTATTCTCAGTCTTGACCCGTTTCAAGGCATCTTGTTCCGCCAGTTTTCTGCCTTCTTCCTCCGCCTGTAACCGGCGCATGCGGTTAAACGCTGCGAGTCCCATAAAGGGATCCTCCTTTCAGAAAAAGAGGAAGGGGAATGCCCCCTTCCCTCTCAGCTATTAAGAGATTTTGAACCGGAACTTCACGACGCGGATCTTCTTAGGCTCATAGACCAAAGACCAGTTCGAGCCATTTTCCAACTCCGTATTGGTCGGGAATTCATCAGCAACTGCTGCCTCCGTCCATTTGATTCCACGTGGGTGCAGGATGTAGATGCGGCGGTTGATCAGGTAGTCTTCACCCGAGCTGGCAAGCGAATCACGGTCAATCTCCGTGCCGACAATTCGAGGATGAGATCCGTTGCCCAGCGCGACCGCGCCAGGGCCAAAGATGTACATCGACGCCACCTTTGTACCAGGGTCGAAAGGCATCGCATCATCAACGATGACACGCTTGCCCATGAAATAGGGAACGCGTACCGATTGATTGGCCTCTTGCACATACTCGATCAGTTGCTGCTTCGCAAGATGGCTTTCAACAGCAGAGTGCATGATGACTGCGTTTACTTGGTCCTTTGCATCCCCTAACAATTGGGTTGCATCGATGAAGGATACGCCGTCCAACACTTCGGCCCCGCCTGTCAGTCCGGAGATGTCCAGGACGTGATTGGCCATGGTCGGCGACGCAAATACGCCTTTCAGTGTAGAAAGGAGCACTTTTTGGTCATCGCGGACCCAATAGTTCGAAACCAAATCACCGATGGCTGCCAACGGATCGGCACCGGACAGCAAAGCCGACAGACCATTTGCTCCCCAAGCACGCGCCCGGCCGTGACGGCGTGCAACGTCTTTATTGGTCCCGATATTACCGGGAGTCAGGGCGCCCTGGTCTTTCATGATTTCAGAGTCGCCAGTGAGATCGTTGAAGTACGGCATATTGATCAGATTGCTAGGGCCGCTGGCCAGTTCATCAAATTGCGGATCATTCACAACGATTCCACTCTGCACCAGCGCAGATTTCTCCATCGTTCTTTGAACGACATAGTTGGTAAACGTGGTAGGTTCGATCACATCAGCAATACGTGTGATAGGCATTAAGAATCATTCCTTCCCAAATAGTTATCTTACTCCCGCGGCAGCCATCAACTGCTTGGCCAACTCGGGGTTTTCGCGTAAAATGCGTCCTTGTTCCGTGTAGTTTAACTGGTCTTTGGCCCAAGGGTTTTTCACGCCGGGAGCACCTTCTTTACCCTTACCGGGCTCATGACCGGTTTGCTTAAACCGTTCGTCGACGGCCTTCTTCAGCGCTCCCTGCCACATCTGCTGAAACACGCCGATCCGCTTGTTGGTGTCCTCGATGTCAGCGCCAGCAAGGATATCACGGAATTCTAGCGGCAGTTCCAGTTCGCGCAGCTTATCGACGGTATGCAGGGCAACTTCGCGCCGCAGGAGTTCGGTTTCTTTTTCCCTCAACTCCCGTTCCTTCTGTTGACGCTCGTATTCCGCTTTTTCCTCAGCGGACATCTTTTGCTTTTTTAGCTCTTCCAGTTGGTCCTGGAGCTCTTTGTTTTTCTTGCTGTATTCG